GAATAATCGGGAGGTTTTGTGTAGATGTATGGAGTGGTGCTGTAGGTCGGTCTACACAACGTAGCTATCAAAACCGAAGTAAGCGACTCCACTATAGGATGAGTTGACACGCACCGAGGGATAATTTGCAGCACCAGTAGTAATGTAACCCACAATGTTTACGGTTGAGTCACTGATGTAGACTGAGCCCTTAATAGAATCAGGATAAATCGTTGTCAGGTCTAACATTTCACCTGGAGTGGCATGTATCGAACCTGTATAGGTAATGCGTCTTCCATACATTACTGCTGACAGAGAGCGTAGATCTGCGCTCGAGATGAGTTGAGTGTTTACAACAGCATTGCTAGTTACCACGCCCCCAATGCATCCTTGGAGAATACCTGCCATGGAAGTACCGAAGTAATTAGATCCTTTTGTGGTGGGGTGAATGTTGTCAGCCATCATGCAACCCGTTCCAAGCTCCAGGTATACCAGGGAGTCAATGAATACCGGCATATTGATAAGTCCGTTGAGGTTCAGCGCGGCAATGCGTTTCTTCTTTGCCTCTACGCTTAGAATATCCTGCTTAGACGCATTAAGGCCGATGCCGATTACAGCATTGGGAAAATTAGTGTGAATCTTGCTTACCAGGGCAACAATGGCATTGGTAATGCTGTTGGAGCCGTCATTAGTCCCTCCGACGATTCCCACATATTTTACATTCTGTTTGTCTTGAATTTCGGTAATTGCCTGGTTTACCTGAACGTCGAAGTTATTATCTTTTGTGGTGTTGAAGGCGGCCCCTCCGACGCAGTAGTTTCTCATGTCGCTGACTTGCAGTTTTTTGGCTGCCACATCGCACCATACCGGGCCTTCGGAGATAGAATCGACACCGTAGCTGTCACCGAAGCACAACATAATGGGCGTGGGGTCGATTAGGTTCTTCACCTCGGTTGCCAGCGCGGCACTGGTCACTGCTCCATCGGCCAGCGCGGCACTGGTCACTGCTCCATCGGCCAGCGCGGCACTGGTCACTGCTCCATCGGCCAGCGCTGTGCTAGTTACACTTCTCTCGGCTATTTTGTCACCAGTCACCGCAGCCGTAGCCAGCTTGTTGGTGGTCACGGCTCCGTTGGCAAGGTCTACCGTATTCACGCCTCCATCCTCGATATTGGCCGAGTTGACGGGGAAACGGTTTTCATTGGTCTTATAGGCAGCGTCCAGCTTCTCCATGGCGCTGTTGTAGCCGTCTGCGAGGTTCGCTGCATCGTTCAGCTCATAGATGGGAAGTTGGAGGTTTTCAGTTTCCAGCATGACGTGTCCTTTCTAGTTCATGATCTGGTCATCGAGGGTGATGGTTGCCCTGTCCGAATAGGCAACATTATAAATGGTTTTCGCGGCCATCTGGCCCACGGTCAGGTTCTGTGCGCAATCGCTCACCAGTTGGCGCGGGCCAGTGTGCGAGTAGCTAAGGGCCTGGAACAGACGGCGCATGGATTCGATGCCAGGGCGGTATGCTCCCGTGGTCACATCGTAGAGTTGCTGGCCCTGGGCGTATTCATCGAACTTGGCATCAATGCAGGCCCTCATGTCGGCAAGCGCCTGCTCTATCTTCGCGTCCTGGTCTGCTAGCTGTTGCTGCACTTTCGCGTTCTGGTCGGCAAGCTGCTGTTTCACCGCGGCCTGGAAGTCGGCCAGAATCTGCTCGATTTCACTGCTGATGCCGTTTACCTGGTCGGCTACAGCGTTCATGTAGCATACGGCCTTGTGCAGCTCCATGCAGATGGCCTTGATTCGCTGTTCCTGGCTCTTCACGTCCCAGTAGAGCTTTGGAATCTCGGGGGTGTAGGCCGTGAAGCCTGCAAAGTAGGGGAGAATTGTCCCGATATATGCGTATGGCATTGTGTGATCCTTTCTACCAGCCGCTGTTTACATTAAGGGTGTACATGCTTATGAACATGGTTTCCAGCTCGTCTAATAGAGCCTCGTCCACGCCCTTGTACTTTGAAATGAAGTTCTCCAGCTCGTCGGCGGGGTTGCCCTCCTTGATGCGCTCGTATTCCTCGTCGCGCCCGTCGGTGATGTAATCGGCATTGCCGGATAAGAGCGTTTCGGGGTAGGCGCTGCCGATTTCACGGCCCTTGTAGTACTCGTCTGAATCGGCAAAGGGGCTGATGCCCTGGGCCACGCGCTCGTACAGCGGGCGGTACTTCGGCATCAGCTCGTAGACCAGCTTTCGGCGCACATAGCTTGCCCATTCCAAAAACGGGATAATGCTAATCTCGCGCCAGTAGAACCGACTGTTGAAATACTCGCAGACTCGCTCGTACTGTGCCGGATCATAAGCGGCCTCGCTCCAGTCCAGCTCCGGGCGCGTCCAGTCCATCAGGCCATCTTCCAGAAGCTCTCCCAGTTGGATGGTGTACACGGCATTGAACTGCTCTTTGCCCGTGCCCAGCTTGAAAGGGTCTATTGCGCTAATCGGCATCGTTTTCCACCTTCTTCGGCTCGTTCATGCCTAGGTAATCGTCCTGGGCCATCTGCTCGATGTTATGGGTATAGTTGAAGTTGTAGCTCTCCAGGTCTTCGTTGAAGTACACCCGGATATCAAGCCCGAACTTTTTGTTGGCCTTTGCCGCGAACTCGCGCCGCGCGTCCAGGCAGTCCAGCAGCATGATGTTGGTGGGCGCGGTGTTTGCCCGTGCCTCGTCCTCGATCATGCGCTCCCCCTTCTCGAATGCCAGATGGGGGATGCCTAAATAGAGCAGGGCCTGGTTGAGCACGTTCTGGTGGGAGCGTGCCAATTGCTCGGTGATGATAGGTACTTTGGTGTCCAGCACTGTAACCTTGTTCACCAAGTCCAGAAAGCCCTCGTCACCCAAGATGGCAGGTTCACCGCCCTGCACCTGCTTTAAGAGGTTCACCAGCTCCAGCTTCTTCTCCTGGGGCGCGATGCCGATAAACGGCTTCATCTGCTGGGTGAGGTTAACGTCCTCGGTGCGCTCGTAGTGGGCCATCTTTCGGGCGTAGATCTCAAGTGCGTTCCAAGGTGAGACACGGGCATAGCTGTAGTAGCACAATTCCCCGTTCTCACCGTCCACCTCGTAGTCCGTGAGGCCGTCATAGCCCACGGCACGCCACGTGGTCGGCAGGCCGTACATATTGTACACACCCGTGGGCATGGCCTGGAGGGTGGTAAAGATATGCGTAGGCTCGTCCTTCTTATAGGACAGCGTGGCAATGCCGTTGCGGTGCAGAATCTTCTCCAGATACCGCGCGTCGCACGTCTCGGGCAGGCCCTCCCAGCGGAAGCGGTTAATAGCCAGGGCCAATAGCATATCGAGATTCTTGTTATAGGCCCTGAAGTTGTAGCTGTCCGATTCCCAAAAGTGGTCGGTATAGAACTCGTTGTCCCGTCTCTTTCGGTTGCGCTTGCCCATTAGGATTCCTCCTTGTAGCGCTCGATGGCGTGGGCCGTCAGCTCCGTGAGCAGCGCGTTGGCCTTCTGGGCAATTTCGTGATTCGCGTTCACGCTCTCGGCCATGCTCTTGTGCAGTGCCTCCATGCGGGCCGTATGCTCTGCGTCGCGGGCCTTGATATTGGCTTTGAACTCCACTACCAGGGCGATTTCATCCTCGGTCATCTCCGAGTAGGGAAGGTCTATCAGGTCGTTGATGGTGCGAGGCTTTTCTTGCACAGTCTCGGTATTCTCGTCCATGTGAGCCTCCTTACATATTGTCATAGATCGAAACGTGGCCGATATCCTCGGGCCTTCTCCATATTGTAACACCGCCGAACAGGAAGAACCTAAGCTTGTCCATGTACATATCGGGTACTTGCAGATCTTTTACCCAGAAGTCCTTCAGCTTCCAGTAAGTGAAGTGCTTGCCGATGTTCCAATTGCCGTCGAAGTCCCATTGACGGTCGTACATATAGCCGTAGCGCAGGAACTCGTCCCCTGCTGCGGCAATGGCGCTCTTAGATTGGGTCACGATATTTGCGAACAGGGCCATGGGCTTGGTGGTTGCGCTGTCACCGTTTGAGAAGGTGCCGAACACGAACGGGGAGCGCAGGGCCGCTTGCGCGGTGTCGTTCGCAATGGCGCTCTGGGCCTGGGTGCGCGTGCGCCCCGCATTGGCAATAGCGGCATCGTATGAGCGCTGGGCATTGTCCACCGACGTGTCATAGCTGCGCTTCGCGTTGGCAGTCTCCGTGGCATAGGTGCGGCCGGCATTGGCCGTGTCCGTGCTGTAGCTCCGTGAGGCGTTGCCGGTCTCTGTGGCGTAGCTGTTCGCAGCCGCTGTGGTGGCCGCTGTCTGCGTTCTAGTGGCATTGGCCTTGGCAGTGGCCGCAAGGTTCGCGGTAACGCCGGTGCTGGCCGTATTGGTGGTGGCCGCATTGTCGCTGTTGGCGCTGTTCTGGTTGGTGGTGCGGTCGCGGTTGTTCTGGCTCGTTTCGTTGACCTTTGACTGGCTGTAGCCCACGGTAAGCTCGGCCTGCTCCGATTTCAGATTGGCCGCTACGGCAGTCTGCCCCATGGAGGCCGCGCCCGATACCGCGCCCGTGAGTAACCCGATACCGGCACCGATAAGACCGCCCGAGGCCGCGCCCGATATTGCGCTGTTCACCGCACCGCCCGCAGCTCCGATGGCAGCGGACGCATATTCGGCGTTCACCTCGTTGTTGGTAGTGTCACGGGTGTAACCGGCCTCCCATGCCTGGTTCGCCTGGGCCAACCCGTTTACATAGCTGGTATCGGTAAGCGCACTTTGATTGGAGCGCGAGATAATTGCAGTGTTCGCAGCCACCTGCAATGCCGTGTTGTCCACCGACGTGTCAGCCGAGGCATCCGCATTGGCCTTGGCAGCATTGGCCTGAAGCGTGGTATTGGTCTGTGCGGTCGCAGCACTGGCATTCGCGTTGCTCTGTGCCGTGGACGCGCTGGCCTTGGCGTTGGTCTGCGCGGTTGCGGCGGCGGCATTGGTGTTTGCCTGGGCCGTAGTTGCGCTGTCCTTGGCATTGGCAAGGGTAGCGGCCGCACTTGCCGAGCTGTTGGCATAGGCCGTATCGTAGTCCACCTTGCGCTGGGCGCGGTCGAAGTGGGTGGAATAATCGTACTCGGTGGCAGCGTCCAGCACCACGGCGAAGGTGGGCACCTTCCAGCTTCTAAGGGTTTCGTACCATGTGCCCGTCACGTTGAAGGTGCGTGCCGTGATGTTGCGGAATGTTACGGTAGCACCGGCGTTGCCGCCCGTGCCCAGCACGTGCGCATCCACGTTGATGAAGGGCCACGCCAATGACAAACTGGCCGATACGTCCAGGGTGCCCGTGGTGTCCTCGATTTTCACCACGTCCACGGCCCCGTCCTCGTCGGTGATCTCGATATGCGCATAGGGGCTGGTGTAGAGCTTCGCAAGCTCGGCATACTTGGCATCGTAGCCGAATGCAGCCTTGGTGATATTACATAGATCTAGAGTGGTGCGGGCCGACGTGAGGGTATGGCAGGCCACCCCTGCGAATGTGAAGTTACCGGCTACGCTCACAAGCTGCTTGGGTGCGAAGAAAACGCCTTGCACCGTCTGCTTGAACTGCGGTATGGAGGCCGTGGCGTTTGCCAGTAGGGTATCGAGCTGCGCAGGTTCGCAGGCTATCACGAACGCGGAGGGCACGCCGTTCTGGTCATAGGCGGCGCTTGCGGGCGTGTTCCAGGTGCTTGCGGCTTTCGTGCCCCATGAGGCTTGCGGGTTTGCCGTGGTGGCAATGCAGGCCCATACCTCGCCCGAATTGAGGGCCAGCACGTCCATGTGCCGCACCACCGAAGGCTCGGCCCCGAAGTTCACATCTTCGGTGAGCAAGTCCTGGTTGTTCTCCACGGGGTTTTCTAGATACTGTGCAACGGTTGTGGAAAACACGGGGGCGTGGCCGCGCTCCAGCACCATGTTGGTGATGGTAACGTCGTACATCCACGTCTGGAACGCATCGTCCAGAAGGTGCAGGCGCGTGGTGTTCGGGGCCACGAACTCCACTTCTCGGATGAACCAGAACCACTCTCGGTGCCCGTTTTGGGTCTCGTACTGCACGGGGCTGTCATCGTTGGCGAAAAGGTTGTATCGCACCACCAGGTAATTGTAAGTAGAGGCCACGTCGTAGGGTACGGGCACGTCGATTACCTGCTCACGGTGCAGCTCCTTGAATTTGGTAGTGAACCGGTAGCACTTGTCATCGGGGATGGCATCGAACCATGCATCGCGCTCGGCCTTCGAGCCGAACCATACCACGTTGCCGATGCCTGATATCGTGCGGTTTCCCACGTGCGCCTCGCCCACGTCCCATGGCACCGTGCAGATCATCAGGCTCATTTGCGTGGCGTTGAAGCGCTCATAGTCGAATTGGTTGTCATATTTGTAAACGTCCACGCCTCCCACGTCGGGAAACTGGCCCTGGCTGTTCAGATGGGGGAAGTTAGGCATTGTACCTCCTTACATGAAAAGGGCGCGGGTGCATTGTGCCCGCGCCCTCTCTAACTCTACCGGGTAATTCTACTCGGTATCGTCTTCGCTGGCATCATCAGCCGGAGCGTCTGCGTCCTTCTCGTCGGTGTACTGAATGAAGGGCTTGTCATCCAGCGTCTCCTTATTGTCGGGAGCCTCGGCAGCGGTCAGCGTGACGGCGCAGGTAGCGGTGAAGCTCGTAGTAGCGCCCGAGGGGTTGATATAGGCGCTCTTGGCCGTCACCGTAATAACGTCGCCCGCCTGCACGTCTGACTTCTGAATGTGCAGCACGCCGTAGGCATCCACGTAGGTGCGGGTGTTCAGCGGCACCGCAGCCGTACCGCGCACAGCGGCCACCGTGAACAGTGCAGCATCCGGCTCAACGGCAATGGCCTCGTCGGTGTTACCCGTCACCGTGCCGGTCAGGTTGAGCGCAAGCTGCTTCTCGCCTCCGATGGGAGCGGTAGCCGTGGCCTCAGCGAACTCAAGGCCCGAGGGGGTCATGGTGATGGTCGGAATCGTAGTCGCTTCATCCGTGGTGAACAGCACGCAGTTGGCAGCGGGGTTAAAGCCAATCATGCCGTTTGCCCAGTAATAGTACTTCATCGTGCGGTTGCCGGGGTTGTAAAACGGAGGCTCCAGGCCCGTCATGAAGTCGCGGTAGTAGATGAAGTCCTCGGAGGTGAGCGCAGCCACCACGTTGGGGATGGGGAACTCGGGAATTACGATCTTGCGGTACTTCACGTCGGCCTTGTCCATGTTGAACACAGCGGCCAAGAGCGTTACGTCCACCACAGCGTCGATTTCAGGAGTGCACCAGAACACGAGCGTGCTTGCATCCTCCACAACCGGCACGGGGATATGGTTGTACATCATGGTGGGTGCAATCTCCATGCGGTTTGCTGTGGCACGCACACCGATCATAAGCTGCTCGGCGCTGGCCTTGTCGGTGGGCACCTTGTCCAGATGGTAGCGGTACAGTCCGCCCATGCGGTTGTCGGCCTCTGCGAACATCTGGAGCATGATTTGCAGCTCGTCGTACTCGGCGCTGTTCAGCATCTGGGTAATGGTAGCTGTCAGAAGGGCATCGTAGCCGTAGCCGTCCTGGGCGAAGGCACGGGCCATCTCCTGCTTGCTCCAGGAGAAGTCGTAGCGGCGCGGCTCTCCCACGGAGTAGAACCATTCCACGAACTCGGGGCGCTCCACCTTGAGCAGGGTTTCGTCGTCCCACTTGCCGGCATGGGCCTGGAGGAACTTCACGGCCACGTGGCGCTCGGAGTTGCCCCAGTCGCTAGCGGGCTTCTTGAGAACGCGCAGGCCGTGCTCCCAGCGCTTGATATCCACGTAGGTGGCATTCAGGCCGTTGAGCAGGCCCGAGAACTCATTGAAAAGGTCGTTGTTCATCGGGGCGAACAGGTGGGCCACCACGTTGGCATAGGAGTTGATGGCGGGATTCGGAATGCGCTGCTGGAACATATTGGAACCAGACAGCCACGCGCGGGTCAGCACGTCGGAGTTGAGAACAGCCATTTGACTTTCCTTTCTCTATAACGGTCGTTTACCGTATCCTGTCCAGCTCATGCTCTTATGGCATTCCTACCTCATGGCCGTTCGTGTTACGGTTAGCGGTTATTGTAACACTTGATAGGTAAAAGAAAAGCCCGGCGAAGCTTGCCAGGCTTTGAGTTAAAGAGCGAAGGTACCCAATACGATTATCTCGCCTGATTCTTCCAAACTAAGGCAATCAAGCACATAGGATTCCACGTCTTCCTGACTTACAAAATCTTTAGTCTCTATGATCACCTTTACGGTGGCCTCAATCTCCACGGTTAATCCTACTTTCCAATCTCCGAGGCCAGGGCCTCCAAACTCATGTTCTGGCCGTTGGCAAGGCTGGGCGGGTTGAATGTGCCCAGCGGGTCGGGCTGTGCTCCCATCTGGAGCATCTGGGCCACCTGGGGCGCGGGCTGCGCTTGCTGCACCTGCTGGGGCTGTGCCCGCTGCGCCCCGAGCTGCGCCCCGCCCTGGATCATCTGCACCACCTGTTGGTTAAGCGCGGCATTCTGCTGCATGAGCGCGTCAATCTGCGCCTGGTATTGCGCGGCAATGGTAGCGCTCACATCAGGCACCGGCTGTGCTACCTGGGGGCTAGTAGCGCCGGAGGGATAGGTGGGGCTGGACGCAGCCGTAATAGAACTGGCAGGTGCTGCGGTGGGCGCACTTGCGGCAGTGGTCGGTACGGGCGAAGTCTGCGGGGTCGTAGGTGTAGAGCCTGCACCCGTAGCCGTTGGCTGCGGTTGGGACTGGGGCGCAGGGGCTGCCTGCTGGGGTTGCGTCGGCTGTGTCGGTTGGGTCGGCTGGTTCTCTGTCATCGTCTTCTCCGTTCACTAGATCTAAAATTGCCGTGACCAATTCCTCGGCAATGTTTACCAGGTTCTCGTACTTCTGATTGCTCATGGTAGCCTCACGTGCATGACCACGGCCTCCATGCGCACCAGGCGATTGTAGCGCTCGAACTTCGCATCTGCCATAGCGGTAAGGAACAGCCGTTTGCTGTCCTGCGAGAAGGTAACGGGCAATTTCAGGGCATTGAAGCACTTGAGCGCAGGGTTGAGGAGCTTCAAGTCTGTACCCACGCGCCCGTCAGGGGCTTTCATATCAGGCTCGAACATTTCAGCCAGTCGCTTTGCGTTGCCAGAATCGTTGTAGCGGTCGGTGGTCGCATCCTCGCCCAAGTCGATAAAGCCCTTATCGTCGGTGCCCTGCACCACGTAGAGCTTGCCCCACTGGCCCTCGTGCTCAAGCCAGGAAAGCTCCACGCGCACGATACAGAATGAATCAGTGGCGTACAGCCAGCCGTTGTAGTACCAGATAGCGCCCTTGAACGGGTTGTAACTAGTCTCACGACAGGCAATATCGCTCATGGCCTTGTAAAGGCGTTTGAGCTTTGCCGGTGTCACTTCAAGCATTTTATACCTCTTTCAACTTTCAGGAAGAAGTCGCCGAAGGCGTTTTCCAGCTCACCAAATATGAATTCGTAAAGGCTCTCGCGGTCGGTGTCCTGCATATCTTCCAGGTTCACATGATAACGATTGTGTACTCGTGTTCTTCCATATGCCCTCCTAAGAGAAGGCCCGCGCACTGTGCACGGGCCTTGTTCAGTGTAGCGAATCTGGCTATGATTCCACCCGTCATGCTCGGCCCTTCGGCCACGGTTGCGCGTCGGTGCCCATCACAGGCCGCATGATCCGAATCTGCGCTGGAGAATCAGTCGCACAGTGCCACGGGGTCGAATTATAGCACGTGCGCCCGTTACTCGGTGTCAAGGGTGAGCATATTGCCACGGCCCACCTTCACATACTTGGGAATGAAGGTGATACCACCGGGCCAGGGAGCCATGCCGAAGGCCACGCAGGCGTTGCGCAGGGAATTGAAAACACCCTTGGAGGTGGCAAGATAGGAAACACCGTCTGGGGAAATGAGCACACACTTGGGCGCGTTCGTAAGCTCGCCCGTTTCCTCGTTGGCCATTTCGGTGACCTCCACCAGGAAGTTCTCCACCACAATTTCCTTGTTCACAAAATCGGACAACTTGTGGGCGGGGTTGTTCATGGCGTTGTAGATCACCTTCGCCTGCTCCATGTTGCCGGGGTCGGGCGTGATGGTGCACATGGACGTACCGGGCTGGTCGTTCATGATGGTTGCCAGTGCCATTGCGTTGTTCTCTGCCATTTCTTGTTCCGTCCTTTCTAACGGTTGATGATTCCACCGAGGGCCGCTTTTACGGCTTGCTTGTCTTCCTCGGTGATTTCCACGTACTCGCCCATGGCATCGCATAGGCTCTCGGTTGAAGCCTCCAGCTCCACGTCGCAGTCAAGGCCGAGCGATACTGAATTGGTTTCCGTGTCGATGGCCTCCGAGTATAGGACTGCTTCCAGGCTCTGGTTTGTAGGCTTGCGCTTGGAGTAGACGTGGAACAATTGCACCGCCCACGGCTGCTCCGTCTCGCGTTCCTGGTAAACCCAGTAGATATCTTGCATACCTCCTCCCTTCAATATCCTTGAACGGTTAAAGACTTTATAGCATCAAGGTTTCTATGTCAACAATTATTTTCCCTAGCGGACACCCAGGAAAGACAGCACTTCAAAGAACGCCTCGCGTATATGGGCGCTCTCATAGCGCAGCCCTCCCACGTAGTAGACCTTCACCAGCAGGCTTGTAAGAGGGCTGGCATTGTCCAGCACCTCGTAGTTCACTGTGGAATCCTTCTTGGTGAGCGTGTATATATTCTCTGCGCCCTTGGGTACTTTCGAGGTGATGAACCAAAGGCCCCGCTTGGTATCGACCCATACAGCAAAGTTCATCCTGCCCCATTTCAGGCAATAGCGGTACTTGGCCGTGGAGGTCTTCTTGGCAATTTCCTTGCCGGTCGTATCCTCGAACTCGTTGTCGAATATGACCTTGGCCTCGTCGTAGCCCTCCAGCATTCGGCCCACCAGGGTGTGCGCCCGCCTGTCCTCGGCATCCCACGGCTCTACATAGTGCAGCAGCACGGTCTTGTTCTTGTAGTAGGAATAGCCGAAGCTCGGTATCTTGTTGATGCCCAGATGCCGCAGGTACGGGCACGTGAGATCAACGGCGTTGCCCAGCAGATAGACGTTGTAATGGTAGTCGCTGCCCGGTTGCTGACGCGATATAGTGTCCAGGAGGTTTGCGAGAATCAGAAACTCGTCGGGCAGGTAACGGTGGTATCTGTCCTTTGTGTCTATGATGGCCTCGTCGAAGATAAAGCGCTTGGGTGCCACGTAGGTGCGCTTCTTCTCCATCTGAAACGACGATAGTGCCACAAAGTAGCAAATGAGCTGCCAGTCGGGCCGTTCCCCTTCGGGAACCTTGCGGGCAATATAGCCGCAGCCCTTCTCGGTCTTGAAGTCATAATTTTTGAAACAGCCTTCGCTCACTAGCTTGGCAAAATAATTGGGGGCCACAGCCTCAACCTCGGCCTTAGTGCGGCATATCTCGCAAAACGTCTCCCGAACCTTTATCCAGCGCTCAATGCACTTCTTGCGCAGGCCGAAGGTCTTGCCGATATCCTTGGCCCCGAGCACCAGGCATATCTCGCCGTTGGTGCCCGTCTGACGGCTCATAGTGGCCTGCCAATCGTAGTACTGACTCATTGGAATATCCCTCCTATGTCAAGCTCGGCCACGCCTCCTGCGAATATCATCTTTCGGACGGTGCTCACGTTCGGGTTGTTGCGCAGGGCGCACTCCATGTTGGCCGCATTGTCTGCTGATGCCGTATCATTGATGGTCTTTGCCATGGGGTATAGTGCCAGGGCGCACGGCTCGGCCACTTTAGATCTATTGCCCTGATAGTCCGTTACATCCAGGTAGGCATGTTCGCCCCATTCTGGAAAGCGCCTGCCGTTAAGACGGATGATATCGTGGGCATAGGTGACGTTGTAGCCCAGAAAAACGTTGCATATATCTGCGAAGCTCCAGCCCAGGGCAAAAAGACGGTCTGCAAAGCCGTTGACACCTATGAAGCTGGAAAAGTCGCTGACGCGCCTTCTCGTCGGTATGCCGGCAATGGTGAAGGAAAAGCGCCTCGCACCCTCGCGCTTGTCGATATCCTGGGTGACATATGCTTTGTTCCATCCGGCACAGAATCGCTCGGAATCGAACTCGTGCACGTACCAGCCTATCTCGGTGAGCGGGTCGTACATATTGGGATATGCCCGCTGCACCCGTTCGCACACCTTGGCCTTGCCCGCATCCACGGCCTGCCCCAGCTTCTCCAGGGCCTGCTCCACCTTGCCGATATTCTCACGGGCCACCAGCTCCTTGATGCTGTCGGTGTCGCCGTTGATAAGCTCCTTGGCATAGGGCATGGTCAGCTCGATGGCGCATATCTGCGCGATACGCGACCAGCCCACAATGCGCTGCCCGAACTGGTACCAGACTTTCGGGGTCTTCGGGGCGTTGACGATGCCGAACTCGCCCGTGTAGGTTATGCCGGTACGGGTCAGCACCGTGGGCCGTCTGTACTGGTTGGAGCATGAGATACCGAAAATAGCGTTGAGGTCGGCTTTCAGGCCCATATAGGTTGCGTCCACGTCGCCGTCCGATATGGTGCCCTGCTCCATGCCCTCGGCAATGGCAGGGGCTATGCCCAGCTTTATAAGCTCGTCCTTGTTGCTTATGGTCTTCTTGGAAAAGTATTCCTCACGGGCGATTTTGAACTGGTCTTTTGCCTTGTAGAACTGCATAACGGATATCACGTCGATATCAGAGGGCTTGGCAAAACGCCCCGTGGAGTAGCCGTGGACGGCCCGCACCGAATCGAAGTCATAGCATTGGCATATCTCCCAGGCCGTCAACTCCGTTATGTACAGTCTGGCCTTCCTCGCGCTCACCAGTTTGCCGAATGCGCACACGGCATCCTCGGCGGTGTCGCAGTAATCGCGCCGCTCCATTTCGCCCACGTAGGCCGCACGGTCTCCGTTGTCCTCGTCAAAGGCCAACTGCTCGGCATCCTTGTACCGGGCACTAGCCAAGGGCATAACGCCGCAGCGCTCATAGACGCTGCCAGCCTTGGGCCGCAGGTTCTCGAACTCGAAGCAGGCATAGAATGCCACGGGGAAAGGCCGCTCCCACGTATTGAGCACCCTTTTCAGGCCCACTTTGGATATGAGGTTAAAGGAATCCTCCAGCACCTTGGGCGTGCGCTCTTTGAAGTTGATAGGGTACAAGTGGCTCACCAACTGCGCGGGATGCTGGGAGGTAGCATCGAATGCGGCCACTATAACGTCTGTGCCCGCAAGATCGTAGGGCACGGATGCATTGGTGCTGGAGCAGAACGTGAAGCCGCCGCGCGTCGCTGCCATCATGGTGTACAGCTCGTCATCGGTGGAAGGGGCCTCGCACTTGTTCCTGAATATCCAATAGCGCTGCACGTTGTCGCGCAGGCCCGCGCCCTTGAGCTTGGAGAAGCGCACGCGCCGCCTCTCGCGCACCACGCCCGTTTTAGTCACCACGTTGATGGCAAGCCTGGACGGGTCTATATCGGGGTTGCGGCGCAGCCACCAGCCGAACCACGCGAAAAGGGCGTAGATATCGCGCTTGGCATAGTCCACTTCATCGGGTGTCAAGGGCGTGGAGGTGGAACGTACCAATCCGTAGTCCCATTCACCGCTGCCCTTTTTGTAGCCACAGTCGTTGCCCATGCGCTCCAGCGACTGCTGGGTAAATACCAGAGTGTCCCATATCACCAGTGCGGGCTTGCCCGCATCGTCCAGGATGGTAAAGGTAATGGGCTTGCGCTCACTTTTTGCCAGCACCTTTACCTCGTGCCTGGACAGCCAGGGCGAAAGACCGTACATATCGAATGCAAGATTATGGCACATGATTACTGGTATATAATCTAAGTGCTGGTCTATAAGATTATCCAGGGCAGCGTAAAGCTCGAATGCGTGCCGGTACATGGACACGGCCACGTGATCCTCCACGTTGTCCGCTGTGAGTTCCTCAACGGGCGTACCGTCCAAAAGCCCCAGCTGATGAAGGATGGGAAACGCCGTCACAGTGCCCTGCTCGTTATAGTTCGTGGTCTCCGAATCGTAAGCGCCAACGATTTGATAGGTCTTGCGCTCGTCCATTACTGCACCAGCGTATTCTCAAGCACCTTGGTTTGTATGAGCACCTTCACGTGCTCATAGATATTGTCGGCATCACCGCGCATATCGTAGAGCTTGGAGCCTATGGAAGCCTCCAGCTTGTCCAGCATATCGGCCAGGTTGTCCACGCCGAAGTAGTCGAACAGAGCGGGCATAATCTGCGTATTGTCGATATAGGCCATGCCGTTATCGTCCACCACCGTGGCCTTGTCGCGCCATACGTCCACCAGACCCCCCAAGATACGGGAGCCTATGCGGTCATCGTTGAGCAGGGCGCGGGCCTCCTGTTCGCGCCTGAAATTATCGTCTGCCAGGTTGCCTTCCAGGGTGCCCATGGAACGGCTCATAGCGTCCAGCTTGTTAGAGCGCCCCGTATCTGACTTTGCAGCCTCAAGGTCTATGCCAAGCTCCCCCGCTGCCTGCCTGATACGCTGGGCCGACTTGCGGTTAATAGAAGATGAATCGTATAGATCAATAGCGCTCTCCAGATTCTGACGGGCAAGCTGCTTGTATCGCTCGGAGGTGGCCCCGCTGGTTTCCTTTGATTTCTTCAAGTTGCGCTCTGCCGCACGGGCAAAGCGCCTACGGGCGTTGTACACGTCATCGCTGGTCTTGTTTCTGGTTCTGGACTTTGCCATGGTCTCTCCTTTCGTATATACTCTTAACTATATCAAGAGTTTCGAGGAAAGGAAAACCATGCATATTGAAAAACATACTTGCCCGTTCACTGGAGCAGAGTTTCAGGCTGTTCATATGGCCGATAGCTGGATAGTCACCCACCCGCTGCTAAACGGTGATGCTCTGTATCCCATTGAGGGTGATTGCCTCATGGTTCCCATTTACGATCTGCAACACTTCAAAACCATGACACCTGCCGAAGCTGCCGAAATGCTGGGAGTGTCGCGCCAACGGGTTGACCAACTCGCCTCCGCTGGGAAGCTCTGTCAGCGATATGTGAACGGCTCCCCGGTGTTCCTGGAGGCCGACGTGCTAAAATACAAGGACAGTAGAAAGAACGGACGGCCCCGTAAGGAGTGACCCAATGGAATGGTATTCGGTATTCGCAAGCTGCGCCGTGATTATCGGCATCACGTGTATTTTCATCCTCTTTGATATTGTCACCGGCATTGCCGGAAGTATCAAAGAGCAGGCCCTGAACTCCAAGGCCCTGCGCGAGGGCCTATGGCACAAGAGCGGGTTCATCGGCCTTATCATCTTGGCCTACATCCTCCAGGTTTCCTCGCTCTACGTTGACCTGGGTTTCGAGATACCTTCCATAACCGTTATCTGCGTATATATCATTCTCACCGAATGTATCTCCATTTTCGAGAACCTTTGCGTGCTCAACCCCGAGCTGGTGAAAAGTCCGCTCGGTAAGGTTTTCAAGAACACTCCCCGAGTGGAGGAAGCCGATGAATTGGAGGCCGAAAATGCCAACGCTTAAGGGTGTAGATATTTCCAACTGGCAGGCAGGTATCACGCCCTCCAGCTTGGGCGTGGATTTCTGCATTGTGAAGGCCACCGAGGGGGTGAGCTTCACTGACAAGCAATGCGATAGGTACATTTCCAACTGCAAGGCCAACGGTATCTTGTGGGGCTTCTACCACTTCGCACGGCCCGACAAGAACTCTGCCGAGACCGAAGCCGAGTTTTTCTATAAGCAGACCAAAGGTTACACGGGGAAGGGCATCCCCGTGCTCGATTACGAGGTATGGGGCAAGGTCAACGATGCCGAATGGTGCGAGAAGTTTATAACGCGCTACCATGAGCTTACGGGCATTTGGGCCATGATCTATATAAGCGCCTCCAACTGCTCCAAGTTCAAAGGCTCCTGGATTACCGAAAAGTGCGGCCTTTGGGTTGCCGGGTATCCAAAGGGCTACACCTCCTGGCCTGATAGCAAAGTACCCTACAGTATCGCCCCGTGGAGCGTATGCGCCGTCTGGCAATTTACCGACAAGTTGAAGCTAGCGGCATGGAGCGGCAACCTGGACGGTGACTATGCATACATGGACGCTGCGGCCTGGGGCAAGTACGCCGGGGCCAGCGGTGAGGCTGTGAAGCCTGCCGAGCCTGCCGCGCCCGCTGTGCCCAGCTTTGCATTGGGAAACTACGTCACACAGGTGGACGCTCTGCGCGTGCGCACTGGCCCTGGTACTAGATACCGTCAGAAAGTGCGCTCCGAGCTGACAGCCGACGGGCGCAATCACTCAAATGCTGCGGGCTGTCTGAACAAGGGCACTACCGTTACCGTGTCGAAAGTGCAGCAGGTAGGTTCTGACGTATGGGGCCAGATTCCCTCCGGCTGGATTGCGCTTTACTACGGTGGGCAGTATTACGCGAAAAAGGCTTGACGGGTTCAAGTGTTTCTGTATAATGGGATTGTACCCGTTAGAAAGGACTTGAAATGACCGCCTCTGCTACCTTCCCGACCATGCGAGTTGAAAACCAATGGACTGCTGCTATTGGCAACTACTTCCTGGACGAGATCACTTGCATTGGCATTACCCGCGCAATCCACCACTTCAACCGCACCATAGCCAAGGGCATTACCATGTATGAGATCTACCGTGACGGCAAACTCCGTTATCGCTATGACCGTCAGCGAGACCGCATTACAC